TCTTTAGGTTCTTTTCTATCTTTAATGGAACACACCTCGTCAAAGGTGTGTCCGTTTTTGCACTTGTAGTCGTAGATGGGCATTATTTCACTTCAATCTTTTTTGCCTTATCCTCTTCTGGTTCATTAAGTTCCATGTCTACCACAAGAACCCCATCCTTGAAATTTGCACTAAATACCTTTAGGTAGTTCATCAAAGTCCATTGTCTTGTAAAAGCCCTTTGTGCAATACCTTTATATACAAAGCTGTTAGTATTCTCTGTGTCATCAGAGGAATTTCCAGTAACAGTTAGAGTGTTGTCTTTTACTTCAACCTCTAAATCTGTCTTTGTAAATCCAGCTAATGCCATTTCTAACTGATACTTATTATCATCAACTTTCTTGATGTTATAAGGTGGGTATTTAGGTATCTCAAACTGAGATAAAGATGATAGTTGGTCAAATACATTATCAAAACCTACTGTCAAATTTCTAAATGGGTCAAACGTTGTTAAGTTGTTCATATTTCTCTCCTTTATTAAGCGAGTTATTAAAATGAGATGCTCATTGAGCCATCTCGGTTAAACCACCCCAGTTTCCTAGGGTGGTATTTGGTTAGTTATTAACCAGTTGTGTAACGGATTGCTCCATTAGCAGCTTCGTTGCCACAGCGTAGACCAAACTCTACAAGAAGCATCTTCTTGTCTGAGTCACCCTCTTTCGCAATATCCACAGTTTGGAAATCACGAAGATACTCTACTGACCACATATCGTGGTCTAGGAAGTATATAAGGTCTTGGTCAGCATATCTATCCAGCGTAATGTTGAATGTACCAAAATCTGATACATAAACATCAACCGCATTATAGATTGACTTGTTGTCATCGATTACTGAGCGAGTCGCTTCAGCACGACCAGTCATAGCTGTAATTAACTTTTTGTTGGTAGCACCTAGAAGGATTGTTGATGGTTCACCACCAGCGTTCCAAGTAGATTCTGCAACAGCAGTTATATCAGCTTCAACAACCGCAGCGTGTGCACCAGAAGAACCCGCATCAGTTACGTTAGACGTAATAAATGCACCAGCTCCTTTTGTTTCACGTGCTGTAGATGAGTCACCTGCAACAGCAGCGTTGTTTGCTAATAGTGAAGTCTCCATATCTCTCTTAACCTCTTTCGAGGCTTTTGCGAGTTGGTGTGCCATCTCAGACTTCTTTCCGGCATTATTTACTGTCTCTTGAGTACCAGTGACTTCAACCACCTTCTTACTAATTTGAGTATAGTTACCCAATCTAGTTGTAGCAGTTGTAGTTGCAGCACCCACGGCAGCTCCCTCCACGTGATAGTTCGTTCCAGAAGCAGCGGTTAAGGCATCTGTCTGCCACTCAAAATAAGTGTTAGAAACAGAACCTTTACCAGCTATACCCGATAGGAACGGAGTATCAGTAGGGGAAATATCATAGATTACATCAGACAAATCCTCACGGATTGCTGTTGCATCATATGTACTGAAATTTGTAGGCATTTCAATATCTCCTTAAAGCATATCATAAAATAAGGAAGCGGCATCTTTTTGTTTACCAGACTTCCTCAACCGTGTACGCTTTTTCTTTAGTGCTTCAGTAGCTGTATCTTCCTTCGATTTTCCTCTGCCAGCTTTTTGTACTTTAGGAACTTTCTTGACTGCTTTCTTCTTCGGAGCTACTTTCTTGGTTAGCTTATCATATTCCATAGCTTTCTTAATTACTAAGACACTACGGTGGTCAGCTAACTGATTTATCTCTTCTGGTCGAAAACCTACATCAGCAGCATATTTACGTATGTCTTGCTTTATAGTAGAGTCTTTGTCAGTCCACTCAGGTAAAGCACTTACAAGTTTAGTATACTCTTGTTGTATAAAATGTGCTCTTGCTTTTTTATGTGCCTGTTGCTGTTCTTGTTGTATAAGAGACTGCTGTTGGGCTACATTACTTACTTTATCCTGTGCATCTCTGTACTCATCTTTCTTTAGCATATAAGCGTAGGGGTCTTCTTCTTTCAAAGTATTCCAGTCTACGCCATCGAAGTTTTGCAACTTGGCTGATTGTTGCTCTTGCAACATCTGAAGACCATTTGCGTACATTTGTCTCTCTTGCTCTAGTTGCATACGTTCAGCCTGAATTTTTTCAGTTCCTTTACGTTGCTCTGCTAGTGCCTGAGACTTACGAGTATAGTCAGCTTGTCTTTGGTATCCGCTTTTGAGTTCATCTATATCAACCTCCATTTCCTCTCCGCCTACTTTAATAGTATACTTCAAGTCCTCTTCGGCTACTAATTCGACCTCTTCTTCGGCTTCCTCTTCCTCAGATTGCTCTGATTCCTCGGTCTCTTCTTCAGCTTGTCCCTCTTCTTCGGGGGCTTCTTCTTCAACCTCTTCAGCTTCCTGTGTTTCCTCTACCACTTCCTCGTCAACAGCGGTTTCGGTTTCCTCGCTTGCGGTTTGCTCTTGTGAGTCCCACATATTAAGGATTGTATTTGCAGTTTCTTCACTAGAACCTGCTCTTGCTCTTTCAAATCTAACTTCTTGGTTATTCTCTTCAGAATCCATCTGTCACTCCTCTCACTTAGTTAATAAATTCTTCTTGCTCCTTCTTAGCAAGTTTTCCAGTTTCAAGCACAGACTGTATATGTTGTTCTACTAGGTCCAGTGCTTTAATTGTTATATATAATCTGTCTCTTTCCACTTCTTCAGCAACTCTAGTATTTAATAAGTGCTCAATAAGTGCCTTTCTGATTGTCTCAAAAGCCTCTTTAAATAGAGGGTTATCCAACAATCGTTTTGCTTCATCTGCTCTACGCAGTTCCTCTCCCTTCTTCTTTCCCATAATTTAATCAGGTATTACCAATAGCCACCGGTCTTTCCTGCTCCCTTTCTAGTATAAGTTCTTGTTGCTTAAGTGCAAGCTCTGCTTTCTTAATTTCTAGTTCTTGAGATTTAATTTGTATTTGTACATTAGCTTCTTGCTTTTTCAGCAATAGTTCTTGCTGTGCTATTTCAGCATCAATTTGCATCTCTTGCTGTTTCAGTGCAGACTCTTGTTGTATCTTCTGTAGTTTAACTTTAATTTCCTCAGCCTTTAACTGTGCTTCCATCTGCTTGGCTTGTTCTTCTGGAGAAGGACCTTGCTGTTGTGGTTGAGCATCACCGGGGTCGGTAATAAAATCATCTACATTCTTCATACCCATAGCTCTTATTTGTTCTGCTACTAAATTATATATATTCTTGGGTTTAAGTAGCATACCGGCTGCTGGGTGTTGAGAAATCATTTGTATTGTCTGCCCGAGTCTTCCTAAGTGTAGCAAGTTCATATCTTTATTGCCGAATCCTAAGCCAACTTGGGCAGTACAATCTAGTTTATCTTTCCATTCTGATGGGTACATTGTTACCCACTTATTACTAAGTCTTACAATTTTCTCAGGCTTTTCATATTTCTGTACCAGTTGGTATACAGAATTAGCCAGTTGTTTCATACCAGTTTCTGCAAATATTCTGGCAATTAGTTCAATCTTTTGCTGTGCTGCGGTCATAACTTGACCTATACCTGTAGCAGTTTGGTGGGACTTTAAAGCACCTTCAGATAAACCCATAGCGTTCTTGTTAACACCAGTGCGTTCTTCTCTAATGCTGTCCAAATAACCAAGCATACTAAAAGAGTTCTGGTCCAGTTGTGGTGTCTGTAAAGGTGTTACAGCACCCGGAGTCCTAACTCTTACAATACCACCCGGTCTTGCAGTCATTAAATCATCTAAATTAGCTTGTCCTTCGACTACCTCATAACGCCCATTATTTGTTAAATACATATTGTCTAACAAGTTACGCATTAGAGTAGTCTTAATTAGTTGAAGGTCAGAGATTAAGTCATAAACACTCAGACCGTAAAACTTATGAGGCATTGGGATAGGTGTAAGGGAGGAGAAGGGAACACTATCCACAGCCTCATTGTCAAACAATTCATCTCCAACCTTCGTTACTTTTCTTAATTCGTCAATACCGTCATTATCAAAGTCAACCCTGACATAACATTCTGTTATCCAGATACCTTCATCCAAATCACCTTCCGGTGCTGAACTTTGTTCGTGGTTAAATCTGGCAAGTCTTTCCGCTTTATAGTCAGCTTCATCATTAGGAAAGGCTTTGTCTACTTTAGACTTAGGGTAGCCTTGTTCTATTAATTCAGACTTGGTTCTCTTGACTCTATGACCAACAAATCGAGCATCCTCGATTGTCTTAGCATATTTATTAATTAAAAATTCTTCTGGTGGTACAGGTTCTATCCTAACCTGTCCATCTTCATACGTTCTTGAAACTACAACATCGTGTGTTATTTGTTGTGGCTGTAGGGAAATAATATCTTCACCTTCTTCAATACCACCAACTTCTGTATGTTGTTTTACTTCTACATTATCATCCATTAAGAGAGCAGTGAACTCTTCTTCGGTTAAGTTCTTATATTCTTCTCTTAATGTCTCACTGGTATCATCCCAGTAATGTTTAACAATACCATTCTTTTGTAGCAGAGCATCCTTGAACCATTGGTATATAATACTAAATCCCGGATTCTGACGCATAATGACATAGTTGACATAATCCGTAGATTGTTCTGCCATCTCAATATCTTCTGGTCCTTGTGGTTCAAACTTAACAACCTTATCACCACCAGTAAATATCTTCATCAAACTAGGCATAATCCATTCTATAACATCTGCTACATCTCTAGTAACAATCTGAGACCTGCCTTCCTGCTCATTACCGTACTTCTTACCATAATATCGGTCTAGTGCATCTGAGCGTTGTGTGGTAAGTTTACCATCTAAGTAGCCTAGAGAGGATGTAATTTCACTCTCTAGGTGAGCAGCCAGCTCACGCTCTGTCATTTTCTTGGACTTCGCCATAAATTATTTACCTTTATTAATTGGGTACTTCGTCTGTTTACTAGGTGGCGGACTCACTGCTTTCATTATTTCTTTCAAGTCCTTAATGTCCTGTGCCATCTCTTTAACAATATTCTCTAACCATATTGGGTTAAGTGCCATAATATTCTCCTCTTATACTATCCAACTTAAATCAGTCTTAGGTAATTCCTTACCCCAGACACTATCATTTCCAGTAAATACTACATCCGTTATGGCT